GGCCACATTTGCTCGAAATTGAAAAAACTTTTCGATCAAGGTGATTACCTGGGTATTATTGATTATCAATTTGATTATCATAATCTACCTTTAGATAGTAACGATATTCTCTATGCTAGACAGATTCAGGGCCTGTTTTCCAAACAGGATTTTCTGAACTTGGGCATAGATAAAGAAGAAGTTGCTTTTCTAAAGTTTTTGCAGTCCGAAGAACAATGTAGAGAGACGAATCGCCGTTTTAGGATAGGAGCTCCTGCATATGCAGGCGTTGAAGAGGTATTGTACCTCTCTCGACGTAAAATAGCAAGTATCTTAGGCGACGTTCCGGATATCTCTGAATTAACATTCAAATTCGGACCTGGAACAAACACCAGCACTTCAATGGAAGAGGCTAATCCTAGGATTAAACTCTCTTCTAGTCTAGAGTGTAGTATGAACTTTGCTCCCTTTGCTCGGGCATTCTTAAGTGAATTTCCGAACTGGGAAGCTGCCCACCAAGTACAATCATGTCTCGAGGATAGGAAAATGTTTAACGACATTACCTTTTCTCTCGAAGAATATTGGCCGGTGATCAGCGTCTCCAAAGGACAGCTTTGTTTTGTACCTAAGACATGCAAGACTAAACGCGTAATCGTAAAAGAAACAATACTTAATGGTTTTTACCAGAAAGGGGTTGGATCTTATATACGTCAGTGTCTAGCCGAGCATGGCCTGGATCTACGTGACCAGCAAAAGAATCGTGATTTAGCAAGAAAAGGTTCCGAGAGTGACAGGATTGCCACTATCGACCTATCTGCTGCGTCCGATACAATTGCATATGGTTTTGTACTAGACCAGTTGCCGCCTGAATGGTTTCATTTTCTTGAAATCGGAAGGACGGAGGCTGTTACATACAAGAAAAAGGATCTTACGATCGAGCTTCAGAAATTCTCTAGTATGGGCAATGCCTATACTTTTGAATTGGAATCTCTTTTGTTTTATTCCCTTGCATGTAGTGTTTGTGAACATTTACACATAGATTCGAAGGATGTCCGTTCCTACGGGGATGATATAATCATTCCTGTAACAGCTGTGCCTTTAATGACCGAAGTTATCTCCTATTGTGGTTTTACGATTAATCTCGAAAAATCCTACTGGAGTGGTCCTTTTAGGGAGAGCTGTGGTGCTGACTACCTTTATGGTTTCGATATTCGCCCATTTTATCTTAAGGAACAGATAAGTGAGCGAGTCCTTTACCTTATGCACAATTGGTTTGTACGTCACTGTGAGAATGAACTCGCAGATGCTGTATTAAGCTTTGTGCGCCATGACGAGGCGTTGTGGGGTCCGGATGGATATGGTGATGGCCATTTAGTTGGCAACCATAAACTAAGGACTTCACGTACGCTTATTCGAAATGGCTATGGTGGAGGAGTCTTTGATACTTATACAACCAAGAAGCGTCATAATAAACGGCGCTACTTTGGTGATTGGGTCTATCCATGCTACTCGATTTATGCTCGTTTCGGGAATTCCGACGAGTATGAATTGGGTTTTTGCGACGGACTTGTGACTTGGGATAAAGCTGACAGTATTACCGGAACGGTAATACCTTCAACGTCAGTTGATCCTGATGCCACAAGAGGCCTGACCGGGTATAAAAAGATATCGATCTACACATTGGCCACGTCCATATTTGGACGTGTAAATCAATCGGAT